CAGCCCGACAAGCGGGTCAAGATTTCAAAAGGATGCAGATTCAGCAGAGGCTAACGCAAGAGCATCCTGACTACTCTCAAGTGGTCAACGATACTGGGTTTCAGGAGTGGGTGAAGTCTTCGCCTATTCGTTTGGGACTTTATGCAAGAGCAGATGGTGATTTTGATTTCGATTCGGCCAATGAATTGTTGTCCACTTACAAAGAATTGCGTGGCATCAAGGTTAAGGAATCGGGGCAAGCAGAAACTGCTGCTCGAGCGAAGACCATGAAAGCAGCACAAGTTGATGTTGGTGGCTCTGGCGAGAGTTCAAAACGGGTCTACAGACGGGCTGACCTTATTCGTCTCAAAATGACTGACCCTTCGCGTTATGAAGCACTCAGTGATGAAATACTCACAGCTTACGCCGAGGGTCGCGTTCGATAATTTAACTGGAGAATTAACATGGCATATCCTACCCCAGCGGTAACAGTAACTACCGCAGCAACGTTCATCCCCGAAATTTGGAGTGATGAAATCATCGCCGCCTACAAGAAAAATCTTGTTCTGGCAAACATCGTAATGAAGATGAATTTCAAAGGTAAGAAGGGCGATGTGGTTCACATCCCTGCACCTACCCGTGGTTCAGCTTCTGCAAAAGCAGCATCTACTGCCGTTACTCTGATTGCCGATACTGAGACAGAAATTCAAGTGTCCATTAACAAGCACTTTGAATATTCACGTTTCATTGAGGACATCGTTGAAGCACAAGCCCTAAACAGCTTGCGCCAGTTCTACACTGCTGACGCTGGCTATGCGCTTGCCAAGCAAGTAGACACTAGCTTGATCCAATTGGGTCGTGCATTCAATGGTGCTACTGTCGGTACTAACGACTACGCAACCAGCAATACAACCACCAAAGCCTTCATTGGCGGCGATGGTACAACTGCTTACAACAGCACAACTTCAAATGCTTCCGCTTTGACAGATGCCGCTATTCGCAGAACCATTCAGCGTTTGGATGACAACGACACTCCTATGGATGGTCGTTTCTTTATCATTCCTCCTTCAAGCCGCAATACGTTGATGGGTCTTTCCCGTTACACAGAACAGGCTTTTGTGGGCAATGGCAATGCAATCCGTACTGGTGAAATCGGTAATCTGTACGGCATCCCTGTTTTCACATCTAGCAATGCTGATACTGGTGCTGGTAACAGTGCAACAGATCGTATCTGCCTGATGGGTCACAAGGACGCAATGGTTCTGGTGGAGCAAATTGGTATCCGTTCGCAAACTCAGTACAAGCAAGACTACCTTGCCACTTTGTTTACATCGGACACCCTGTACGGCGTTGCCGCACTTCGTGCAGCCGCTACTACTGGTGCAGCTCTGTCTTCTAGCGCTTTTGCGTTGGCAGTGCCAGCCTAACCCCACGCCCCCAGAAATGGGGGCATTATTTTTAAGGAGTTAGAAAATGGCAGCAGCAACAGCAGTTACCTCACGCAGAGGCAATGACCAGTTCCGTGGTCTATTTACAGACACTTGGGACGTTTCCTGTACTCTGAATAGCGCATCAGTAGCTACCGTATCTACCGCTACAGACACAGTAACTGTCCCAGGCGTTGCTTTGGGCGATATGGTTATCGGTATGGCAATTGGCGTTTCTGAAGCAGGTTTGGTTCGTAGAGCCTATGTTTCAGCCGCCAACACAGTGACTATCGTGACCTACAACCCAACGGCAGATGCTGTGGACTTGGCATCGACTACCCTGTCACTTATTGTGGCTCGGGCGTTGTAATTAACAGGGGGAGGCGGCCCCCTTTTTAGGATAATCATGGCAACTTTTCGCTGTTTGCAATCAGGAACTACTGTGACTTTTACCCAGCAAGTGGACATCGACTCGATGCGTGGGCATCAAGGCTATGTGCGTCTGGAGGAGCAAGTTGAGCCTGAGATCAAACCGCTGTCAGTGCCAGTCAAGAAGATGGGTCGGCCTCGTAAATCAACTGTTGAAGGATAAATCATGTACGGTAAAAAAATGTCCGATAAAAAAGCAATGCCCATGACTATTGTTGTGGCCGTTGGCAAGCCAAAAGCCATGCCCAAGCGTGGTCAACGCACTGCCACTAACATGGCAACTAAAGCTAAACGAGGCAAGTAATGTCTATTTTTCAACTTGATCCTAACAATGTGGCGCTTGGCGTCCCTAGTTTGGGGACGACTCAGGTGTTTACGGTTAGCAATTCCAGCGTTCAATCGACTGCCTTTGGCGCGTCCACGACGATGGTTCGGCTGTCTTGCTCATCGGGTCATTGCCATTTCCAAATTGGCACAAATCCAACGGCCAGCGTTACGACATCACCCATGATGCCGAATAACTTTTCTGAGATTATTCGGGTCAGTCCAGGCCAAAAGATTGCTGTTATCAAAGACGCAACCGTAACTTCATCAACATTTTCTGTGACGGAGTTGATATGAAAACTCCCGCCCAGAAAAAGATCAGCAAGGTGATGAAAGAGTTTGGTGCGGGTAAGTTGACTACCAACAAAAAGGTGGTCAAAGACCCAAAGCAAGCTATGGCAATTGCGCTGTCACAAGCAAAGGTAAAGAAAAAATGAAAACTGGACTTTACGCAAATATTAATGCTAAACAGGCTCGTATCAAAGCTGGCTCTGGCGAAAAGATGAACAAGGTCGGCTCTAAGGCCGCTCCTACCGCTGCCGACTTTAAGAAAGCGGCTAAGACAGCGAAAAAGAAATGAGCAAAGCTGCCACACACTATTTGCCTGACGGCAAAGTCTACAAAGGGCCGATTCACAAAGAAGGCGGCGTTTTGATGACGGGTGTAAAGCACACTGCAAAAAGCCGCAACCTTACGCACACACCACCTAAGAAGGCAAAGAAATGAAAACGCCAGCTTGGCAGCGAAAAGAAGGCCAAGCCAAGGCTGGGGGCTTGAACGCAAAGGGTCGTTCATCCTATAATGCAGCAACTGGCGGCGATCTCAAACCTCCAGTGAAGTCGGGAGACAACCCTCGTAGGGCATCCTTTTTAGCACGAATGGGCAATATGCCTGGCGCTGAGATGAAAGATGGAAAGCCTACCCGACTTTTACTTTCTCTTAAAGCATGGGGCGCAACGTCCAAAGAAGACGCAAAGGCGAAAGCCAAAGCTATCTCTAAGAGGAACAAATGAGGCCATCATCCGTTGGAGTTAGCCCTGCTGCGGCGGTATTGACCACTGTCTACACAGTGCCGACGGGTTATTACGCCAAATTTACTGTGATGTACATCCATAACACTGGTGGATCGACAAAGCACATCACTGTTGCTTGGTATGACGCAAGCGCCGCTGTTTCTTACGATATTCTTACCGCGCTCAACTTTACTTCAAAGGAATACCTTCAGTTTGATGGCGCTGCCTACATTGTTCTAGAAGAAGGCGACAAGATTCAAATCACAACTGAAACGGGAAGCACCTTCAGTTTTATAGCAACCTTTGAGGTTGAAGGAGCGCAAAGAATATGACCTACCTACAACTGATAAACAACGTGCTGATTCGTTTGCGTGAGACACAAGTCTCCACCAACAATGAGACAACTTATTCAACCCTAATCGGCTTGTTTGTCAACGATGCCAAGCGCCAGATCGAGGACGCTTTTAGCTGGAATGTGCTGGGTCAGACAGTCACCATCACCACGGTGGCCGCGACTTACATCTATTCGATGACGGGTGCTGGACAGAAATTCCAAGTGCAAGATGCGATCAACACCACATCAAACATCGGTCTGCAAAACATCAGTTTTGTTGAGATGAATCGCTATCAAAACCTTGTTCCAACAACAAACGGCATCCCTCAATATTACGCATTTGATGGCGTAGACGGCAATGGCGACACTAAGGTGGTGCTGTACCCTCGACCTGATGGGGTCTTCAACATCCCGTTTAGCCTGACAGTACCCCAAGCTACATTGTCTGCGGACGGCACATCTGTGCTTGTTCCTGACTCTCTAGTGGTGCAAAACGCCTACGCACGGGCGCTGGTAGAGCGCGGCGAGGATGGCGGTCTAAGTTCATCTGAGGCTTACCAGCTTTATCGTGCCATGCTGTCTGACCAGATTGCGCTGGAAGGCACTCGCTATCCAGAAAACCAAGAGTTTTTAGCGGTATGAGCCAAGCCCTCCAGACTGCCAGCATTTCAGCGCCAGGATTCTTTGGCCTGAATACGCAAGACTCGCCGTTGGACTTGGCGGCTGGCTTTGCCTTGGTCGCCACCAATTGCGTGATTGACCAGTTTGGGCGTATTGGCTCACGCAAGGGCTGGGCGCGGGTCAACGCATCTGCTGGTGCTTTGGGTGCTAATGCTCCTGCTGTGATCCACGAACTGGTGCAGACTGACGGGACTCTAACAATCCTCTTTGCTGGCAACAACAAGCTGTTTAAGCTAGACAGCAGCAACGCTGTGGTGGAATTGACCTACGGCGGCGGCGGCACAGCACCTACGATTACGGCCAACAACTGGGCTTGCGCCTCACTGAACGGCATTACCTACTTCTTTCAGACGGGCCACGATCCGCTAATCTTTGACCCTGCGGTCAGCACCACGACCTTCAGGCGCGTTAGTGAGAAGACTGGCTACGCTGGTACTGTGCCTTCAGGCAACATCGCCATCAGCGCCTATGGCCGCTTGTGGGTGGCAGATACAGCAACCGACAACACCACGGTCTTTTTCTCTGACTTGCTTTCCGGCCATGTCTGGACGGGCGGCACAGCGGGTTCGTTGAATGTCAACCTAGTTTGGCCTAATGGCGCGGACAACATCACCGGCCTAGCAGCGCACAACAACTTCCTAATCATCTTTGGTCAGCGACAGATTCTCGTCTATTCGGGCGCGACTACACCCGCAACCATCACACTGGCAGACACCGTAGCGGGTATCGGTTGCATCGCCAGAGATTCGATTCAAGGCACTGGCAAAGATGTCTTATTTTTGTCCAATTCCGGCGTGAGATCATTTGCGCGGACTGTAATTGAAAAGTCTGTGCCGATTGGCGATCTGAGCAAGAACGTGCGTAGTGACTTTATGAACATCGTCGCTGGTGAGACACTGGCAAACATCAAGTCTGTCTACTCTGAAACAGAGGCGTTCTACTTGATAACCCTGCCGTTTGTCAAAGAAGTGTTTTGTTTTGATACCCGTGGACAGTTGCAAGATGGATCGTTCAGAGTCACGACATGGGACTCAATCGAGCCTTCAGCATTGCTCTCAAGGCGCAATGGTGATCTGTTGTTGGGCAAGACAAGTTATATCGCCAAGTACACTGGCGCACAAGATGACACTTCGGCATATCGGCTGCTTTATTACACCAACCACGCTGACTTAGGCGATGCCAATGTCACCTCGCTGCTCAAGCGGCTAAAAGTGGTTGTAATCGGAGGCACAAACCAATTTGTCACGATGAAGTGGGGCTTTGACTTCAGCACCAACTATCTTGCAACTAACGCGCAAATACCAACACAATCGGTTTCTGAGTACGGAATTGCTGAGTACGGCGCAAATGCCACAGTGGTGGCCCAATACGCCAACGGTGTTGCTTTGCAGACTTTAAGCGTGTCTGCCTCTGGTAGCGGTAAAATCGTGCAAACAGGTTATGAATCAAACATCAATGGTTCGGCGCTGTCTATTCAGCGGATTGAAATCCAAAGCAAAAACGGGAAAACAGTATGAGTAATTACACACAATCCACGAATTTCGCTACGAAAGATGCGCTGACTTCTGGCGATCCGCTAAAGATCGTCAAAGGCACGGAGATCAACACCGAGTTTGTCAACATTTCGGTGGCTATTGCAACCAAGGCTGACTTGGCTAGCCCGACTTTTACCGGAACGCCAGCAGCGCCTACTGCCACTTTGGGGACTAGCACTACTCAGCTTTCAACCACTGCATTTGTGCAAGCAGCACTTGCAACCTTGCATCCTGTTGGCTCAATCTACATTAACGCTACAAATAGCACAAATCCTGGCACTCTGTTGGGCTTTGGCACTTGGACGGCCTTCGGCGCTGGCCGAGTTATGGTTGGCTTTGATTCTGGCAACGCTTTGTTTGATGCGGCTGAAGAAACTGGCGGTGCTGCGGATGCGACATTGCCAACGCACACACACACCGCCACCGTAACTGATCCTGGACACGCGCATGGGACTGAAACTGTTATTAATGTAGCCCTTGCTGGTGCTGGCTCAACGACTGTGCTGACTACAAATGGCACGGGTGGGACGCAAAATGTGGATTCTGCATTTACAGGTATCACAGTAGCAAACGCATCCGCTGGCACAAGCGGTACTAACGCCAACTATCAGCCGTACATTACAGTTTATCTTTGGAAAAGAACTGCATGATCACGCACCACTTCAGCGATGGTTTGTATGCCAAAGAAACCGCATTTGCGGCTGGCACAGCCATCCTGAAGCATACGCATGACTTTAGCCACTTGTCGATTCTTGCCAAGGGCAAGGTTGCGGTTTTGCGAGGCACAGAGATTGACATTGTTGACGCGCCAGCTTGCATTGAAATTAAGGCTGGGATGACGCACGGCGTCAAGGCGATCACGGATTGCGTTTGGTTTTGTATTCACGCCACTGACGAGAAAGACCCGTCGAAAGTGGACGAAATTTTGATTGGAGTTTGATATGCCAGCATTTATCACGGCGGGGGCTAGTTTACTTGGCGGCTTGATTCAAGGTAATGCCGCTAAAAGCGCAGCCAAAACACAAGCCAACGCGCAACTTAAAGCCGCGCAAATTGCGGCTGACGAAGCGCGTTTTAGGCCAGTAGGCAT